CTATGAGAACAAGATTAAAAATCCTAGGAATATTAATACCAACAGCGGCAACTCCATATGTGGCGATAATAACTTTATTTGTTGCAGTAGATATTTCATCATATTGTTCCTTCCTGTCTGTGTTTTTAGTTGATCCTGACACGAACACCGCATCCTCGATCTGCTCTTCTAGTATCTCACCTGCGGATATCCTGTCCACAAGTATCAGTGTGTTTCCTGATGTTGCGATGCTCTGAATTGTTTGTGCGACCCATTTCATTCTGGTCTTGTCCGTGGTCAGCCATTTCAATTCCTCACCATAGGTCTTGAACTGTGGATGATCTTGTGTCTGTAACACATTCACGTGACAGTTTGCAAGTACACCTTTGTCTTGCAGTTCACTGGCCTGTATCCTGTTTGACACGTCACCTATGCTACATTTCAATCCCATGAACTCGTAATCCGCTTTTGGTACTGTACCTGTTAGTCCCCAACGTATACCACAGTGTGCGAATGGACCCGTTAACAATCTTTTCAGCACATCGGCTTTGGCCATGTGTACTTCATCTATTATCACTGTGTTGATGCCTTGTATTGCCTCTAGGAAATCAGTTGTGTGTTCGTCTTTGCTTTTCTTCTCCAGCACATTCAGTGACTGCCAGGTCGCTATCGTGTTGAATCTTCCTAGTTCTTTCCGGTCACCGTAGTACACTCCGACATCTAGATTACAGGCAATAAAGTCTTCCTCGGTCTGTGTCACTAGACTCTTGTTTGGAACTATGGTCAGTGTACGACCATATGGCTCAACCAATTGGCACAGTGCCGCCGTGATTATGGTCTTACCCGCACCGGTGGCGATCTCCTGTATGCTCTGTGGATGTTCTATGAACTTGTTGATTGTTTCCACTTGATAGTCTCTCAACTCTATTGGTTGTCCCGCGGCTGGATGATTCTCAGGCCATGTTATGTGTGATAGATAATTCTTGTCTACTTGTTTGAATTCAAAGTTGTGTTGCTCCCTTTTGTCTTCGACATCTATGTACACACCACCTTCGTCCAGTATGGGAAGTATTTGGTCAACTAGGTTTAGATATGTTGTCCCACCCAGACCAAAAAACGATACCTTGCCGTCCCATCTCCCTAACTTGACTGCTGGTAGATGCCTTGCATATGGTATCTCATATTTGAATTTGTTAGATAATTTCTTACGCCATTCGAGGCTGAGGTTCTCGAACTTCACGTTCACCTCATCTTTTATTACTAGTTTACAACTGCTCATATTAAAGTTTTACTATTATGTGATCATGCCAATCCCAACTACTCGGTTGGTGATCACTATAATACAACTTTTTTGGAAGATTTTCAAGCATTCTTTTTAGATTGTCTGTGCCAGTGGCATAATAACCACCGCCTATTCCGACCAGTGATGCTTTTGGTTTTACTTTGCTCTTGATCAATGCCCTTGGTATTCTATTCCTAACGAAGATGATTTTTGTTTGTTCGTTGATTAATTTGAACTGTTTGCTCATTTGGTGTAACTCGTATAGGTTCTCGAAGAACTCTTTTGACTTTTGGTTGTCTAAAAGATAGGTCCTCTCGCTGTTGAAACGTTCTAGGTCCTTCTTGTAGATAGGCTCTTTCACATCAAATCCCCAACTGCATTCATTCAATATGTCAACACCGTGTGCCTTGAACGCATTCATCCATTCCCAGAAATCCTTGACGTCATCTTCCATGTGTATGTCTCCACTCACTGGCATGACCAATGGGAAACATTCTAATTCGATGAGACCTTTGACCACTTCGTTCTTAGAGAAGCCCTTTGAGTCAATCCATAACTTATGGTAATTGTTGTGTGCTATCTTGTGACCTATCATGGTCTCTGCTGGAATCTCTATTCCGTTTGTTGATATGTCAAAGTTCTTCAATGAGTCTACTTGTGTTAATGCTGACTTGCCCTTTAGGTTTTCGTTCCAGTATTCCTGTAGAGATTCCGGTGCATTGTCCAATATCACCTGGCCGGCGACCAATCGTGCTGTGGGTTTGCGATGTCCTATCACTTGTTTTTTGATATCCTCGTAGTCGTCGAGCAGACTGTCGTCTGTGAATTTGAAATCGTATCTCACAGCGATCAAGGTCAGATAGTAAGCAGTAACATCACTGTGTCGGAAGGTCCACTTCTTCTTCTCGCCGTCGTATAAGGCATACATTCCAGGCAAGTCACGTGTATCTTTCAAGCAACGTATCAGTTGTATCACTTTCTTGTTGTAGGGAAATCTCATCTCTATCCTATCGATATTATCATCGTCTGTGTACTTCTCGATGACCTTGTCAAAACTGATAACCCGGAAGTCTTCCTCATATTGTGGATTGTCTAACAATTTCTTGATATCCATTCCGTGTGCTTGGAACTTGGTCAGGTACCTTTTCAGTATCACCAATGCCAGTCTGGCCTGTTTTTCCGTCCAGGCATATTGTGACTCTGCCAAGGATCTCACAGTCTCGTAATCTTTAGGGTGTGGCTTGATTACGGCTGTATTTCCTATCATCGAAGGATTTGCCCAGAAATAATCGTTATATGCTAGTATTTTAAGTGCTTCGTTAATTGTTTTTGGCAAATCTGTGTGCATTTTCAAACCTGGTAATATTGATAATTATTAGTATATTATAGCATACTTGGTAATATAGTCAACCTATGAAAAAGACCAGCAAGAAGACTGTCACAGTCAGGAAACAATTGAAGATCAGGTTGGAAAATACTCTGACTATGCGGAAGAACACCAGGAACTTCAAACCCACACATTCTATAGCAGTAAATTGGTTCAAGCATCTCAACAAGGGATTGTTTGGTAATAAATTGCCTGTAGTACCATTGTACTTGGTAAGGATGACCAATGACTGGGGCAGATGTTGGGCAAACTGGGATAACAGGAAATGTAGGAAGGGCACATATGATCAGAGTGTGATACCATATGACAAGACCGACGTCACTTTCGCAATAGAGATACACACCAAGTACCCAACGTTCCGAGACTTCGTAGAAACACTGGCACATGAGATGGTGCACCTATACCAGATGACGGTGATAAAAGATCCTTACAGCAATCACAACGCAAACTTCTATGCGTTCAAGAACAAATTCAAAAGTGCTGGATTGACCTTATCAAGAACTGGCTAACACAGTATCCTCAAACTCTTTGTAACTCATGATTCGACTGTTACCCAGGTCCGTGCCTGTCTGTAGATGATTTAAATATGCAGGTGGATTGTCATGCACCACAGTGTACTTCACATATGGCCTCATCTTTAACATATCTCTGAACTGCTTTAACCAACCTTCAAAAATGTCATCTCCGTTTCTCTCACCGTAGTTGTTGGTATCTTGGTAAATGTTGTTGAGTTGATCTTTTCCATACTCTCGGAAATCAAATCCTATCAGGTATATGTTCTTATGCCCATGGACTCCCGCTGTCCAGAAAGCGGCGTTGCCTGATATCCAATGCGGGTTGTTGGGTATCAAGTGTAACATTCCTTTGTGTTGTTTCCTGTTCACTTCGAGTGCTGGAGCGTAGTGTATGGTTTTCTTGCCTACTTCGTTCTCACACATTTCAACAGTGATCTTTGTATCAACACTAAAGATAAAATCTGGCATAAAGTCTCTGTACAGAGCGTTGCAACCATATGTCTGGCCAGATTTTTTTAGTTTGTTTAGATCAAAACTCTTTCTAGAAGGACCGTTTCCTATTATATATGCATTGCCTCTGGGCACTGCTTTTACCCTATCTTCATAAAAAGCGGTCTCCTGTATTCTCTTTCCCTGTCTGATAGTTGTGTTTACAATTACGGTTTCTCCAGCGTACGGTTTCCATTCGATAGGTTGAACAACATTTTTGTTCCCAAAAGTTATGGTTTTCATTTGAGGTATCTCTCCTCTAATCTTTTTTTGATTCTGATCCATGGGAGTCCTTGCTCGATCTCGTCCTCGAACCATTCGGTATAGGCAAGTTTGTTCGCCCACGTGTGTCTGTTCGGCATGCCAGGAGTGTTTATGTCCGCAAGGCTTATGTTCCCCACGTCGTAGCACAAACTAGATTCTGATACAAAAACCGGAATACCTCTTATCACGGCCTCCATGGCAGGATTGCTAGAATGATTGACGACCGCCCAGGTCCTCTCCAAGGTTGCTTTGAAATCAGTGTCGTCGTATGTCCTGAAGTCTCTCTTTGGTAAACGTACTTTTACATTGTGAAATTTTCCCTCATCAAATGATATTATATTCCTTGGATGTGGTCTAACGAGTATAGGCCTGGTCGTGTAACGCCTTATCTCTTTTATTTGTTGTTCGATCCAGTTACTCATTCTAGGAAGTCCCTTCCACTGTTCGGAGGTATCGTGCTGTCCGCAGATAACAATGATTTCTCCTGTTGGGTTCCACGGTCGTAGTTCATGTTCAAACAGCGGCCACCTTCGATCATCAAATGTTTGGTTGGCGAAATCAGCGTTCCGGTTGATACCGTTGATCCCCATCTTATAACTTTTATTTCTTCTCAGTCCTCCAACTTCAAGAACCACGACAGGTTTTCCTTTGTGCTTGAACTCGTTCCAGATCTGCTGATAACCCTGCATTCTCCCTCTCCACAGTACACTCCATATAACGGCAACGTCGCCGTCAACAGATTGGTTCTCGAAGACTTGGTCGCCCGCCTGTTCTAAACTTTTGATCAATGCTTTGAAAATTGGTTTACTGTTCAAAGGCCCGTGTTTTGTCCACACTTCTACTTTCATATTGTGCTCGGTGCTTTCTTCCAATAATCTACATTTGGTGCTGATCGTAGATCGCTCTTCGACGATGTGCCCGCTTTTTTACGTTTGCCTTTCATGTGATCCATGTAAAGACCCAGTTCACTGTTTACGAACACGTGGTGTCCTTTTACACCTTTCCAGTAGCCAATGTCGTTTACTGTGATGCCTTTTTGTTTTCTGTAAATTTTTGATAAGTGCCAGAAAACGTAACTGTCATGCCATTCTAATAGTTTGAATACCTCGTCCGTCACATATAATTTCTCCCAGTCGTCCACAAAGTTTTGTATCTCTGGATGTCTCATATTGTAGCCAACGAAGCCACACTCTGGATATTTGCCACCGTCGTTAAGTTTAGGATTCTCCCTGCCGAGGTATGTCAACATTGTATCGCTAGGTAAAAGTTTTTCAAAGAAGTCCATAGGCACTGGTCTAAAAGTAAATGTGTCTCCATCTATCCATAAGACATAGTCGTAGTCTTTGGAATTACGGACAGCGTTCACAACACAGAAAACTTTGTTGGCGAATCTCACAGCCGCCCACAGGAATGATCCTTTGTCTTTGTCCAACCCTCCTTTTTCCTTCAACTCGGCCGGTCTCCTCACCCCTCCGGGTATTTCATGTAGTTCTCCGTTAGCAACAGGATCGTCTTTGTGCTTGTCTTTGAATTTGAAAAGTTCAGGTTCGGCACTGTTGAGATCTATCCATTGTATCCTATCGTAACCGCATTCAGGTTTTGGTTCTTCGGCGTATACGACAATATCAATCTCCGGTGGGAAGTTTTCCGCCATTGACTGTATGCCTTTTTTACCGTATTGTTCCCAACACCCTGGTTTGTATGATGTAATAACTTTAATTTTCATTGATGCGTCTATTTAAATCTTTGTACCCAGGCCAATTCAATAAAACATCTTGTTGGTCTTTTGGTAATTCATTTATGTAATTGCTTCCGCCTCTCCTATAAAATTTTAGTTCATCTGGGGCATCTGCTTTGTTCTTTTGTTGCATTTTAGTAAATGTGGTCTGCTCTTTTGCGTACAAGAATGCTTCCTTGTCCCATGAGTCAGCGTATGTGCCGAATATGAATTCGATAAGTTTTTGCCAGGGCATATCATCTTTCTTGAGGTCCTCGTATCTTACAAATAGTTTTTTCCCTTTGTGTTGCTGATAGTGATCAATTTGGGCGTTCATAAAATTTATTATTATATCAAACCCCCATTGCTTGTCGTTCGCAAAGTCTATGATGTTATCGTGTGCCGGCGGAGTAAAGTTTTTGTATGGTATGCTTTTGAGATATGGCCAGTAACTGAACAGAACATCCAACGGTTCCCTGAAAAGATAAATGATGTTTTGTTTCTTCATCTGCTCTTTGAATATGAATTCACATTTTTCCTGTATCGCAAAATATTCGTCCCAGGGCAAGTGACCCGTGGTGCTCATCCAATCATGTCTGAAAAGTATCCTAGGAATGCCAGGACGTGGACGATCAACCCACTTGCTGAATTCCACCTTGTATTTTTTAGCGATGTAGTGTCCCAGTAAGTGTTTCATCCAAGTACGTCCACATCGTGGAAAACTTAATATAAGATTAGATATGTTTTCATATTGATGTGTCAAAACTCCTATTCTATGATGCATTATAACCCTAATTTGTCTTTGTACCGTTTGAAGACGATACCGCTTTTGATCTCTTCCGTGCTCCACATCTTGTAACCAATGTCACGCACCCATTGTGTCCTGTCAGGTCTCTTTGGTGTCTCTATGTCCATTAGATCATGATTAGCCACAGGCCAACACAGTGCTAGATCGCTTGTACAGAAAGTGGGTATTCCACGTACACACGAGTCAACACTGGCAGTGGAATTATGAGTTACCACTGCGTGACAATTTGATATAACTTCTTGGAAATTGAATCTATAGAATTTTTTCTCGTCACCAACCCAACTTGCCTTGCCTTCCAACAGTTCGCAGTCCTCTGGAAACTCGTTCTTACGTTTTATCATCTGTGCCATGTGGTTTGGATGTGGCCGAATTAAAAACTTTCTACTTGTCGCTGGTCTCAGTTTCTCGTACACTCCCATGAACCATTCGATAGGATCCAACTCGTCCATGCTCCAGTTGTCCTTTGGTTGTAGCACGAACAGTATGGGATCATCCTGATTTGACTTTCTCCATGGTTCGTATTTCACGTTCCATAGGTTTTTCATCATGTCCCAACGATCCCCTGGACTGTTGTCGCTCAGGAAGTCGCCGTTGTTCATTGGGGAGTATAGGCTCACACGCCAATGATGCTTAGGGTGTGTTATTGTGTTTCCAAAACTTGAAAGTATGCCGCCGTCGAATGTGATTATGTATATGCCTTTTTTCTTGGCACGCTCCACGAGATCTCTCCTACGTCCCTTGGTGTGGTGAGGTTGATTCTTACCACCATACCCAAACATACAGCCGATGGGTGCGTGTGGTTCCATCTCATTTTCTTCCCATGGGCCTTCCTTGTGTTCATTTACGATTATTGGCGTGTCTCCACAGGCCTTGATGCCTTCGGCCATGTGCTGTAACAAGTCCCAACTGGCACCACGCTTACGATCCTTCACTGTCCTTCTAAATATTTCAACTTCCATCTAATATCCTCACTGCTGTTCCGTCAATCATTTCATTTGCTGTGAACTGTCCATACGCCAGGCTGTAGAACAGAGGCCTAGGGTCAATGTACACAGGATCTTCGATACGTGCTAGGCTCTTGCCTGCTATGGGGAACGCACAGTTGTTGCTGTCAGCAAAAACAGGCACACCATTCGCCAGTGCCTTGATCGTGATCGAACTGTTGTTTGTCACAACAGCGTGTATGTCGTTCCAGTCTATTGGTTCCTTTGGTACCTTTGTGCTGTTTTCTCCTGTGTGTATTTTTCCGTCTGGGCCTCGCTGTGCCTCTGGGTTGTAAGGTTTGTCTCTGACTATTATCTCTCTGTCTGTGTGTTGCTTCAACTCTGCCATTGTGTTTTGTAACCAGTTCTCACATTTGAAGAATGTGCTGATGGAGTTAGTTGGCGGACACACTAAAATTTTCTTTCCGTTTTTATGGTATGGTTTTATATCGAATGGGAAACTGGCCTTGAATCTGTCATCTGGCCGTTCCTCTATGAAATTTTTTACGTGATCATTTTTCACTATCCTCAGGAAGTACGGTGCCTGTCTGCTGATCCCCCAGTAAGGTCTATCCATGTAGTAGAAATCTATCTTGTTGCTTTTACAGTGTTCGTACACCAGATTGGTGCCCCTCAATATGCCAAATAACCAGACCTTCGTGGCATCTTGTTTCTCAATCACTTGATCATAAGGCAATATCTTTGATCCAGGCATGCCCTTCTGTGCGAACTCTATGTATTTTTCTGTGACGAATCTAGCGGTGTTGCTTAGGTATATCATTAGTCTATGTGTTTCATTAGGTCTGTGATATCTACTTTGAAATCCATCATATCAGTCAGTCGCTTGATACCTTTTGGTTTCTTGTTGTTTACTAACGCTATTGGAACAGTGTCTGCTAGGTACAATTTGTGTTTAAGTTGCAGGTGATGTGATAATATGGGATAGACTTTTTTGTGTATCATGTCCTTGGACTGAATCTCAACTACTTTTGTACCAGCCTTGCACCAAAGCAAGTTTACAAGTCCTGCACCGTGTGCCGCAACGATATGTGTTGCTTCGGCGAATGTCTTCATTTGTTCTCGTATAGTCATGTTTTCTAGGCTTACAGTTTCCCAACCTTTGAGAGCCAATAACAATTCATCCGAGTTGGCGATCCTTCTGGTTTTGGCTCCTGGCCTAAGAACGAGAATTTTCCTGTGTGGTGTTACATCCTTAAGTCCGGTCAGGCCTTTGAAATGCCTTAACCACTGTGCAAGATGTGGAGTGATTACTCCGTCTTTAGAATTACTCAGACTTGGCACCAGCAGGTGTTTGAAATGCCAAATTTTGTTCTTTGGCATTACCACCACTTTTATATCTGGGAATAATTCTTTAATGACCTTTTCGAAGTATTTGCTTTCATTAGCAAGTATGTAACAGTAACGTGCGAAGTTTGTTGACCATCTTTTCTCCATCAGTCTAAACTTACTAATAACATCAATCCAGATGTGCCATGGGTTGTTGGCACTTGCTTCATCTATGGGTAGCCACACGTAAGTGTATCTCTCATGGAATTCCTGATCGATTGGTGACATGTCAATCTCTACCGAGTCTCCCCAATCCCTCCAAAGGTTGTGAGACTTTTGTGGTTTGAATTTACTTTGATGTGTAAGTCCCCAGACATAACTTGTTATCAGTTTATTCTCTCTGGTTGTCAGTATAGGTGCACTGTGTATCTTGCAGTTATGGAATTCAGCAACGAAAGTTGGTAAACTAGTGAAATCAGGATCTATGTCGTCGTGGTAAGGCACAGAATAATCATAACTGTTGTCCACAGTTTCCCATCTATCTAAGAAATACTTGATTGAATCTATGTTCTTCATGTTGCGATTTGCCTATAACTATACTATAATTATTCAGTGATGCCTACCAAATTATTCATAAATGGTTGTTCCTTTCTGACCTACCGTCCTAGGGACAATGTCCACACCCACTGCGGTCTGGAACTAGCAAAACTGTTAGGCATTGACGTTGAAGTCAATCTAGCCAACGGTGGCAGGGGATCGAAGAGACTGATGTGGACAACCAGGGTGTGGTGTGAGAAATTTCCAGAACAAGCGGAGAAATGTTTTTTCCTGATTGGATCCAGCGGCGGTAACAGGTTTGACTATCCAACGAATGATGGGTACAAGGCACACAAATTCCCCACAATGGCAACCACTTGGAAGACTTGGGATCCAAACAGGGACCAACACACAACAAGTTTCATAAAATATCTTTTCAGTACGGGTGCGGACCTAGATCAGATGACACAGGTTGAATCCATATTAGGCCTGCTGGATCTACAAGATTATTTTGAGAATAAAAAATTTCCATATGTATTTTACAACACTCTCTCAGATAGCAAGATAGAAAATCCAGATGTGCAGTTATTGTTTGACAAAATCAACAAAGAAAGATTCTTTAAACCAGAAACAAGTCATTTAGATTATACTGTGGCCAACAATCAGCAGTGTAAACCAAATGACCCACACCCCAACGAGCAAGGCCACAAGGACTGGGCGAAACAAATACACGAGTTCATAAATGCTAACAATCTACACACCATTTAATAATCCAAATAGTAAAGCATGGGAAGTTTTCAACGGTGTTGAAAAGTCATGGCCGGATCAGGTGAAAAAATTAAACAATGCGATAGAAACTGATCCCGTGCCTAATGCCATGTTCTGGGGATTCGTTGGCAACAACAGAGAAATGGTTCAAAAATTAGATGCCCGTAATCACAACTATTGGTTCACGGACACTCCATACTTTGGTAGGTTTGACAACAATAACCTCAAGCCGGACAACCACTACTGGCGTATTTGTAAAAACAGGATACACGTTCCTTATATAAAAAATTGCAAGGCAGATAGATTTGAAAAGTTTGGTATGAAGATAAAGGCACCAAACTTCGCCGGCAAACACGTTTTGGTTTGTCCTAGTTCAACAGGCATTCACCAATACCTGAACAGACCCAATTGGACAAACGAGACCATAGAACAGATCAAGAGATACACGGACAGACCTATCAAACTTCGACACAAGCCTAGGGGCAGGGGTACATCAGGACCGAGTGAGGCCAAGGTACCCCTATCCGAGGATCTTAAGGAAGCGTGGTGTGTTGTGACAAGTTGTTCCATAGCGGCAGTAGAAGCCATCTGTGAGGGCATACCTGTTTTCTGCGACAACATAAGTTTTGCCGTGGACGTTGGCAATGTCGAACTGTCAGACATCGAGAATCCCTACTACGGTGGACCTGAGCCTTGGTTGTACAGCCTAGCCTATCAGCAGTTCACACCGGAGGAATTTGAGAACGGTACAGCAGTGGAGATACTGATGGACAAAGGAATACTATGAAGATAGAAAAAGTCAATGGTTTTTGGGTGCCATCTAATGATGTACACTTAGATCAATGGAAAGCAGGACAACCCTTCACCCAAAATAAATGTCTATTGAAGTTTCTTGATTACTGCGATACTCAAAACAAAAAATTTAAAACAGTCTTAGACATAGGTGCGTGGTGTGGTACGTGGGCAAAGGCATTAGAGCCATTCTCAACGAAGGTCATTGCTTTCGAACCTGACCCTGTACATTTTGATTGTTTACAGAAGAACTGCACAGTAAACTGTAGTCCAAGGAACGAAGCAGTAGGGTCAGAGGACAAATTTATTTCTCTTACTGTGGATAACTTCACACAAGCAAAGAGGGTCGACAGTGCTGGTAAAATTAAAATGGTGACTGTAGATAGTTTAGACATAGCGGATGTCGATCTAATCAAAATTGATGTTGAGGGTTATGAAATGGAAGTCATTAAAGGTGCGGAGGAAACCTTGGCAAGAACAAAGTTCCTAATGATCGAACTTAACAACAACACAAAAAAATACGGTAGTAGTAACATAGAAATTGAAAAGAAAATACAAAGTATGGGATTCAAACCAATTTTAGAACACTGGCCGGATAAAGTTTTTTACCGTGCATAATTCAAATTAAATACTCCAAATGAAAATTTTTATAACAGGTGTGGCAGGTTTCCTGGGATCACATCTAGCAGACTTGATGCTGTCCCAAGGTCACACTGTGGCTGGTAATGATAACATGATAGGCGGGTACACCGACAACGTACCACAGAATGTTGAGTTTCATCAAGTGGACTGTTGCGATCTTGAAAACATGACCAAAGCCATGGAAGGCTGTGACATAGTTTACCATACAGCCGCTACGGCATACGAAGGACTGTCAGTGTTCTCTCCTGTGCTTGTTACAAAAAATATATTTGAAGCGTCAGTTAGCACAATTACAGCCGCAATAAGAAACAAGGTCAAGCGTATAGTGTATTGTTCAAGCATGGCAAGATACGGGCACCATGATGAAATACCTTACAAAGAAACATACGAATGTAGGCCACAGGACCCATATGGTATCGCAAAGAAAGCCGGTGAAGATGTTTTAAGAAATCTTTGTGAGACACACGGTGTAGAATATGTTATTGCTGTACCACATAACATTGTTGGGCCTCGACAGAAGTATGATGATCCGTTCAGGAACGTGATGTCAATCATGCTGAACAGGATGTTACAGGGCAAACAACCAATCATATACGGAGATGGAGAACAACAAAGATGTTTCAGTTACATCGACGATTGTCTTTATTGTTTGAATGCTTTAGCATTCAATGAAAACGTAGTTGGAGAAGTTATCAACATTGGTCCAGACGAAGAGCCAATCACCATCAACGAATTGGCAGAAGCCTGTGCCAACGAGACAGGTATTAATCTAGATCCAATACATCATAAAGACAGACCAAAAGAAGTAAAACTTGCCACTTGTTCTTCAGATAAAGCACGTAGGTTGTTGAACTATAATACTTCAACAAACATGAGGCAATCTGTCAAGAAGACCGCTGAGTACATCAGGACGAGGGGAACAAAGAAATTCCAATATCATTTGCCATTAGAAATTATCAACGACATCACTCCAGACACCTGGAAAAATAAATTGATATGATATCATTCTGCTGTCCGTCTAGGGGCAGGCCACAACTAGCACAGAGACTCATAGAGACTGCCACCGCCACGCAGAAAGGTGATACGGAATTTTTATTTTACCTGAATGACGATGACGAAAAATTACAAGAATACAAAGACTTACTGGACGAAAAACATTACACAGTCGGGCCTAACCAATCAACCTGTTACAGTTGGAATCTAATGGCCGACAAGGCTAGCCACGATGTCGTAATGTTGATGGGTGACGATGTTCAGGTCAACACACCAAATTGGGATCAAATGATTGTAGATGAAATCAACAAGTATGATGATAAGATATTAATGGTCGTGCCCTCCGATGGTAGGCCAAAGAACAAGCATTTAGGCAAAGAACCCACACTGTGGCCAGACGAGAAACTACCAGCGGCACATTTCGCGGTACACAAAAATTGGACCAACACATTAGGTTACCTCGCTCCTGTGTTCTTCTGGCACTGGCATGTTGATTCCTACACTCAGAAAGTTGCGAGAAAACTCAATAGGTGCCTTTATCTGCCGACTGTGGAATTCAAAACCAAGAAGATCATCGACGACAACGCTGGAAAACAAATACGGAAAAATTTTAACATCTCTCAAAGGGATGAATTTGTTTGGACAAAGGTAAGGGATAGACACCTACAAGCAGATGTAAATGCTTTGAAAAATTTTATTAAGAACTAAAAAGATTAATCAGTTCTTTCTTCCAGTCGTCAGCGTATTCACAATCTCGATAGCCATCAAACCATGGTCCACCTTCTGTGTAGTGCAGTATCTTGGGTGAGCCGTCTCTAGGTTCCTTGTACCAACCAACAAGCCAGTTGTACTCTGCAGGCATCTCGCCTATTTCGTTGTCATCCAACCAACTGAATCTGTGTAGGAACTTTGGTGATTCTTCGTTTAACAACTCTGGTGTGAGTATCTTGTTCTTAGGATGTTCGCAGTTCCATAATACCATGCTACTCCAGTTCTTCCTTGGATATGTTGTTTGTACCTGTCCATCCATTTTTGTGGTCTCCTTTGGGGTGTAGTCGTGTTGAACCACCACTACTGCTTTGGAGTTGTCACAGTATTTCACAAGTTCGTGGCTTGGTATCTTCCATAGGAAATCACAATCACAGAACACTGCCCAGCCTTTAAAATCATTCATGTAAGGTACAAAAAATCTCGTAAAAGTGAACTCAGTCGAAGCCAGTTTGTCCACTGGTCTAGTGTACAGTCCTTGGTCTCTCATCTGTTTCTGTTTCAGTGGAATAACTTCTGCTGATGGATCTCTACGTTTGATGCTGTGTTCACAGACTTGATATGCTATGTCTTCCCTGCTGTCGTGTCCCACGTATATTTTCATTTTAATATTTCATCCGCCAATTCAGGCAAGTAATTTTTAATATCTATTTTCCTATAATTATCTCTTTTTTTTACCATGTCTATAAAATTATTATATTTGACTGTGTCGAGATTGTAATTGTTGATGTTTGTCTCAAGCATATTGACAATTTGATCAACGCTGTCGGTATGATGTAGATCTTCTTTTTTGATGCTTGATAATTTACTGTGTGCCATAGTGAGTATACTTTTTGGTAATACTGAAAGATGTAGCCAATTTGGATTCAGAACTAAATCCAGTTTTATGAAGATGTCATTTTGGTTAGCGAATTTTAACAACTGGTCAACATAGAGGACATTTAGATTTTGTACCACGCAGTTGATGTACACGTAAGCGTTTTGTAATGTTTTGAATCGTTTGATATTTTTGCTGACCACGTCCCAGGAAGATGGGAAACGCATATACTCATTGCATTTGCCATAGCCGTCAACACTGAAAACCAATCTTAGATCTTTGAATTCTTTCAACAAGGATATTATCTTGTCATCACACATCGTACCGTTGGTGGTAACGTGTAGTTTGATGTTTTCCGCCTGACCGTTCTGTACAAGCATCTCTAGTAACTTTATCACTCGAGGATTGAAAAAAGGTTCTCCGCCTAGTATTTTCAGTATCTTCAAATCGTGCTTGACCAATTCAAGCATCTTCTGATAGTTTGAATCCGTTAGATCGTAGTCTTTCTGATTTAGGTTTTCATAACCCAAAGCGTTGTTTTCAACGAGTAACTTGGAACTGTTTTCTCCCGAACACATTTGGCATTTGAGGTTACACAGGTTTGTTATATTCATTTGTATATCTTCTGGAAAATCAAGATCATCTTTACCCAGTAGATTGAGATTTCTTTCGTACTTGTTTTTGAATATGGCGTTGTGCTCAATGTTAGATCTCTCACGATAACTTGTGATGCCCTTGTCCTCTTTCATCCAGCATTCGGAACATTCTGATGGTCTCTTGTTTTGCATAAAACTGTCCCTAAGATATTTTAGGTAGTCACTTTTCCACCAAGAGTGTAACTCTGTCTGTTTGATACTGTCTTGTTTTTTGTTTGGGAAATCTGATTGTAAGGGATCTATTATACAGCAGACATTAAGGTCACCCTTAGCGTTTAACCACGCACTGTTGAACGGTCGGATACAGAAATTGCTTTTATTTTTTGACTCTTCCATTGACAATTTGGTAAATCTCTTTCCAATTACTTACTCGTATTATGTCTGGATGATTAAAGTCTCGATTGTATGGATGGTCGATTAATATAGGCTTTAAACCGTATTTGAGCCCGGCTACAGCGTTGTTTGGCTTGTCCTCGACCCAATACAGTCTGGTGTTGTGAAACTCCGCTAACGCACTGTCTTTATCGGCACCTGTGCCAAGTATGTGGTAATTTATGAACACATGGTCACCAAACAGTTCGCCCAATCGTCTCTTACGTAACTCTTGTGCTGGTATGTCAGATGTCTGTGATGTGATTGGTATGAAGGTCCAACCCTCTGCGGCCATTAATTTTACCCACGTCTGTGATTCCAACATAGGACGCTGGTTGCCCATCCAAGCACTTCTGTTGAACTCCCTGATGTGTTTCCTTATCTCGTCTTTGGTAACACCAAATCGTTCCGCCATCTCGTATGTGTTCTCTTTGTCTGGCAGTAACCTGTGTGGATGATATCTGGCACCTTTCTCATCAAACAGTGTTTTCTGTAACATCCATTTTGTAAAATGGTGTTCCCATTCCAACAATACACCGTCTACGTCTGTGAGTATTATTCTATTATTTGATATCGGCATCTTCCATTCCCGCGACTCTCAGTTTCACAATGTTTGTGATCTGCCATTGCTTCTGATCGAGTCCTTTGGTTATGCCTAGCCATTGATTTCTGATTAACGCAAAGTCATTTATTATCTTGTCCATGTCAACAACATCATCCTCACCGTCAACGTACTTCTCTGCATCTCTGCTGGACAGTGCTCTGTTGTAATTTTCTAAATATTTCCTGAATGTTTTTGATCTTAGTCTTCTCAATTCTATGTTTAGGTATTCCAATATCGCTTCTAACTGTTGCAGTTGACTGAATCTTTCTTCCACTATGCCTGGCAGTGACGCACTGGCCCTTTCCAGGTTACCGTAGATCTTGCACTGCTTCTTGGCCTCAATCAATTCCTTGTCAAAGTACGCTACACAGTCTGGTATCTTTGCTAGGTTCCTGCTGACTTCGTTGTACCAATTAATCATCTTCGCCGTATCCGTCTGACTCTTCGTCTTCCTCGAACACAGTGTTGATCGCTTCCTCTAACTTGGGATCGTATTCAGCAGACGCCTTGATCTCGTCATGCTCCACTCCTATGTCCTCTAGGCTCTTGATGAAGTCTATGGCACAGTCCAGTTTCTGTCTCTCTGGAACGTAGTGTGTTATGGAGTTCCATAACCTTTCGATGTCCTCGTGTGTAAAGTCTATCATTACTCTTCTTTTTTACTCTTGGTTTTTAGTTTTGTATCTGTTTCTACCTCGATAGGGGCATCTGTGTCTTCCACCTCTTTGGGTGCTTCATCTTTGAACTCCGCCATTATCATATCTAATTTATCACCAGTCCATTGTTTTCTGAAGTCAATGTGTTCTTTTCCTTTAGAATCAATATACTTCAATCTGTTTCCTGTCTGTACTAGCAAACCTTTTTTCTCAAACAACTCAACTAGGCCACTGTATGGATCCATTCCTGTGTCATAAGGTATCTTGACCTGCACACCTTCAAACGGTTTAGCATATCTAGTTTTCATTACCTTACAAGCGGCTCTAATACCCCTCACGTCTGAGACCTTGTTACCTGCTTCGTCTTCTTTAAGTTTTAGTTTTTTCATTGCAACAACAATACTTGATGCATAGATAAATCCTTGTCCTCCTGATATCTTGTCATCTGGATCAAACATATCTTGCGATGCATATGTGTGATTGGTTGCTATAAGTCCCACGTTCCAACTACCAAACATGTTCACACAGTTTCTCACGAGTGCTGTCAAGGCCTTGGGTTTTCTACCCAAGTCTCCTTTCATGTCACCTGCTTCAAACTGGTTGACGTCTGTTGGTGTAAGCATCATGCCCAGACTGTCTATAACGAATAGCACCTTAGGTGCACCTTCCTTGTTGTCTGCGTGTTGTTCTTTGTACCCTTTCATGAACTCTGAAACAGTCTTTGCCACGTCATCGACCATTGACATGCTTAATTTTAAAAGTTTATCTTCTGATGTGTCGACTTTCAATGCCTGCAACCATTTCTCATCTAGTGCGTTCTCTGTGTCTATCAGGATAACGAAGATGCCTTGCTCTTGTGCATTCTTGATTATGTTACCTGATGCTATGTAACTTTTACCTGCTCCTGACTCACCTGCAAGTACAGTTACCTTACCTAGTGGAATACCTTTATTGAAATCACTGGTCATCAAATAGTTCAATGCGTAATTTCCTGTTGAGATCCAATCTGTTGGATCACTGAATCCAATACCTAATCCTTGTATTGATTTTGTAATGCTCTTTCTAAACTTTGTTGCGTCAAATACTTTTGTCATAATTTTGTCCTTTGTGTCATCTATTTTAGCATACCTAGGCCCTAACGTCAATGCTAGGGCCTTGGTAAAATGTCAGATTATTTTGCTTGTCTTGATCTAATCAACTTCAAGATGTCTTCCGCTCTCTTGGCACTATCGCCCGCTGGAGCCGCCGTTGCCGGAGCCGCCTCAGGTTGTGGTGCTGGTGCACTTTCAGTCACAGGTGCCGCCGTTGGAGCCGCTTCTGTTACTGGTGTTGCCGCTGGAGCCGATGCTGTTGGTACTGCTACCTGTGGTTTACCTTGGTAAGCCACGCCCGCCGGTCTGAAGTACTGTCCATACTGCTCGAGATCATAAGCCTCACCTTCCACAGATTTCGCAAATAGTTCTGCGATTATTTTAACCTCTGCTTCTGTTGGCTCTTTTGGTCTGAAGTCACCTAGGTTATGTAAACCATGTGTTTCGATCGCGGCTCTCTCTGCCTCATCTAATGCACGTTCTCTTCTTGACCATTTTGATGTTGAGTAGTCAGCATAACCACCTTTTGTAGTCTTGGTGATCCTGAAGTCCACACCTTTCACGTAATCAGTTGGCATTTCTTCCATCTCTGGATCCATGAGTGCTCCTCTGATTATATTGAAGATCTGAGGTCCAATTATGAATCTTCTGATCGGATTTTCAGGTGTTGAGTCTTCTGCTAGTGGATTCGTTGTCACAAAACCCTGGAAAATGTAACTCTTCTTTTTCCAGTATTTTCTGCCCATGTCTTCCATGCTCTTGTCTTTGAACCATGGTCTAACTTCTGTTAGTACTGGACAAGTCTTGCCATACATCTCCATGCAAGGTACTTGCACTGTAACTGGTCGAGAATCAGTCTGACCTTTTATACCTGCGAAAGGTAATTTGATCATGTTTCTTTCCGTCCAGAAAAATGTATTGTTTGTATCCTTATCGGGCAAGAATCTGATCACTGCTTCTGATCCTTCTGCTATGTTCCAATGTGGATAAATGGCGTTGTCTCCGCCTGTGTTGGAAGTGGAGCGATTCACTTCTTGAGATTTTAACTTCGCTCTTATTTCAGCCAATGATGCCATAATGTAAGCCTCCTTTATTGTGCCTGTGTTTGTTGTTTGCCTAAATGTATATTAGACATATAGTACATAATATACAACTATATTTATCTAATGTCTACTGTTATTATTGGTAATATGGAGGTTTTTAATTATGAAATGTTAGCCAACGTCTTGATTCTATCAAGTTCCGTGTTGATCTTCTCTGCTTCCGCTTGTGCTTCTGCTGGAACTTCCATTTCTTCTTCTGAGAAGAATTCTTCAAGTTGTAAGCCTGCCATCTCTATGGCATCCTTCAGAGTGTACTCGTCGTCACCTACTTTGAACTTGTCGCCTGCTTTCATGCCTGCCGCTTTGGCTTTTTGCACTGCCTGTGCGAATTGGTTTCCTTCAGTCTTGTTTGCATACTTAGGATCACCGGCCTGCATTCTCTTGTAAGCAGTTGTATTCATCATTTTATCTGCTTTTGTCACATCAAGTTTTGTGGCGTTCTCTTTGTCTTTCTTTTCAATTTCTTTGTCTCTTGGGTAATCTCCCATTTTAGCATATTCGTCAACATCCACGGTGTCCACACCGCCTGACGCAACTTCCATTTCTCCTGCTCTCAATTTGTCATAGTTCTGTCTTAAGAAATCTTGTGCCTCTTCCTGGTCTACGGATGAGAAGATTGTTTTTTCATTTGTGTCTAGTACATTGTACCTCATCTTGCCGTTGTCTTCGCCCCTGCTCATTGACACGTAAGGCTTGATACCACCTTCGTCAACTATAGAGTCAACCCAACCTTCAAACGCTTCTGTCTCTTTTGCTTTACCTTTAAGGTCTTTCTTAGGATTGAAATCCGCTGGGTCCATTCTCACTTGGTCTGTGTATCCTGGCTCTGACTGCATTTTCTTGTAGTCGTCGATGTATCTCTTGGCCAACTGTACCGCTATCTTCTTGTTCTTGATGTAGTCAGGTGTTGGTTTGAATGTTGCTGAATTTTCTTGTTCCATCTCATCTGCTACTCTACTAGCGAAGTTTGCCACCCTGTCTTCCTCACCTGTCTTAGTCAACAGTCTTGATGCGATGTCTGACAGTATAGAACTCAACATGGTGTTCTTGTTTGTGAATTTTGTCACTTTCAACATCTTGTCTGCTGAATCGTCTTTCCTTAGAACCAATTTGCTGTCCGGATCATTCAAGAAACTCTGTACCACCGCTCCGTGATCTACCGGTGCTTGTACAGGTGCGTCAATTGGTTCCGCATCTGGTTCTAATTCGTTTACTTGCTCTTCTTCTTTAGGTGCTTCAAGTTCACTCATGATCCTGTTGATAAGTGGTAATGCGTCTTCAACTCTGTTGTCTAGATTTTTCATTGTGAACTTCTCTCTCAATTTGTTTACAGTCTCATCGTCCAGTATTTGTTCTTCTGATGTTTTGAAATCTTTACTTGCGTTCTCGTAGTGTGATTGATTAGAAAGGTTCTTCATGTAACCTCTTAGGTTCTCTAGTTTCAATTTGGTCTGCTCGATGATGTCACCAGCGTTGTCATTCAATTGATCTTTGTTGGTCACGTATCTTGAGAATGAATTTAATTTTGCGATGTCTTCTGAAGTTGAAACGATATGTTGTCCAAATTCGTCATGTGGTCTTCCACCGTTGGCAACGTGTCTCATCATTGCTCTCGCACCTGCTAGGTGTGTAAGTGGATACTTGAATCTCTCTCCATCTTCGTTTTCAATGTACAGTGATTGTATCTGTCTTGATCTCGCACCGGGCACGGTCTCATCAACTTTGCCTTTGTGTCTGATTATCAATTTTGTTTTGTCTAGGTTCTCGTAAGAACGTTTAGCAGTGCCTGTTAGGCCTTCGCTAATTCCTGCTAATTTAGTGATTCTGTCTAGTTCTTCCTGCATCTCGTCAGTATTTACCGTTTTGTTCGTATCTGCAAGATTTTCATAGTCCTGCTTCGTTAGGTTGTTTTTAGTGATATCTCGCACATCAAAACTCATTTGATGCTCAACAGCAAAGTCTTTTAATTCTTTTAAGAACGCATACCATTCGTCTCTGCTGTCCTCGTCTATCTTGCTTACTAGATCCCTGTTGTAGTACACTTTCATATTCTCACCGTCTGCTAAACTGATACTAACACTACCAAATGTGTCTGCGTCTTCCTGGAATTCAAACTCAAAGAACACAGCACTGCTTGGGTCCGCAGTAGCGGCACCATTCTTGTCACCTAATCTGATGTTCGAGAACTGTGATCTTATCTTGTTGAATAAATCTTCGGAGTTTTTAGGGTTCATATAGTGTATTTATTATCCTGTGAACGATCCAAATATGGGCATTGGTGTTATCTCGCTTGTCCTATCTGTCCATTTTTCAAATATTTTTGGATCAAAATCCGCCAACACTTTCATCATACGAGTCATTAACAAACATGCACTTACGAGGTCATCGTGCTGTCCTGGTTTTGCTTTGAAACTCATGCCGCTGGCCACAAAGTCTTTTAACTCTGATATAAGCAGTTGTGAATTGATCTTCATCTTATTGTTCTCTATAAGTTCTTTGAATTTTGTACAGGCATCTATCTTGTGTTTGGCAGTGGTGTTAAACCCTCTTCTGAATTTCCTTCTGTGGCCTTTCCTTATTGGCTCTGACAGGAACATGCCCATTATATTTTCTTCACCAATATCCATCACTCTTAAAAGTGCGGCCTCGCCTAGTGAGTTGTTCTCCATGCTATAGAATATTTGTGGTGTTGCCGACGCATCTTTTTCCATTATTGTATCATGGAGATGTTTTGTGATGCTTTGCAGGATCCTTACCTGTTGATTCATTGGTGTAGTGTTGTGATGCCACTCTCCCACTTGTTCAAACGTAGGCAATTCAAAAACCTGTATTGCCGCATAATCTCCACCTGTCCCCATGCTGGGATCAAGCGATACCATGTAGGTCATTCCTGGTGTTGGACGTTTGAACCAACGTACCTGTCCTGTTGTCTCCACAGGAGCCGAGGCCTCCATGTCTGCTAGATGAATACTGTCAATTAGGGTTTCATCAAAGATCAAGAATTCACATTCGTGTTCCCTTCTGAATCTCTCATCACCGATCCTGGCTTTCTCAGCCTCCGCCCATTCCTCGTTTCTGTCTGGGTGTTCTGACCAGTGTGCCTTCATGGCATAGAAACCATTAGTTCCTACAAGTTTATCATTGCCATATTCATCAAATCTCTTGTTTGCCTCTTTCCAGATCAATGCGAACTGGTCTTCGTCACTGTTGGGTGTGCTGGTGATCATGCACTTACCACCTGTACTCAATGTTGGTGACAGTGATGTCCAGAATTCCTTGGCTTTCTCTGGTGGTTGCACGAATGCGAACTCATCACAGTAGATTAGTGTAAGTGACATACCCCTACCTGTGTTTTCAGTTGTCGTGGTCGCCATTATCTTTGATCCGTTGTCAAACTCTATGCTGTTCCTGTTGTACTGTGTTACACCTGCTTTGATCCAACTTGGTAACATCTCGTATGCGTAACGCACCCTTGACATGATGTCTGATGCTCCTGCGTATTTGTGTGCCGCGATTAGTATCTGTGAATCTGGTCTGAACATTGCATACCATATTAGGAAACCCGAGGCACAGGTTGTTTTACCAGTTTGCCTAGGCAACATAGCGATTGAAAATCTATGATCGTTGTAACTGTTGATCAGTCTTTCCTGATACGGGAATGGTTGAAATGGCATTGATCCCTTGACAGGATGTTGTATCTTCATGAATGTTTTCATAAAGAACAAAGGTCCGGTCTTTGGGTCCATACACTTTTCAAGTTGCAACACTTGTTCTTTGGTGTATTTGTGTTTCTTATTCGCCTTTTTAATTTGGTCGCTATCTAGTGATACATACGCCATAGTGTAGTATTTAACGCTGTGTTGGGACTTAGAAAAGTATTACTTTGCTTCTTTGTCTTTGATGGCTTTTTTCATTGGTTCTTTTTTATCGCCATCTTTGTCCATATCCAAAAAGTCCGGTTTTGCTTTTTTGGCCTCTGTTTGATATGCTTCCTTGAAACTTTCGTACTGTGTTCTGAGACTGTTCGCTAACTCTTCTTCAGTGATCTTGTCTTCTGCCGCCATTGGGTTGTCAGCCGGAGAAACCCTCGGATGAGTTTTCTTCTGTCTGTTTAAACCACCTGAATGTTTGTTTACCAGACTGTCTATGTCTTGTACTTTTTCTTCAGGTTCGTTTGCAAACGTTTCTTCTTTTTGCTCGTCTTCCGGATTCTTGATTATGTCTCTCATCCTAGCCATGTCCATTGAACCCGCCGCATCGTCTTGATCCATTTCAGGTTCTGCGTGTGGCTCTGCTTCTGGCTCTTGATTAATCATTGCTGGATCAACTTGTTGTACACCTGCAAGTTTCAATATCTGCATCATCATTGACGCTTCCTGAGGTGAGTCAGTTGAAATCTGTATTGCTTCTTTGACAGTTTCTTTTTTGCCTTCTTTGCCTGCTTTTTTGTCATGGTATGCTTTAAGACCCGCTGGCATCTTGCCTTCAACTGCTTCTTCTGTTCCGTTTATGCTGTCCCAGAAACCTGCCAGGCTCTCACCGTGTTTCTTAATGAATTCTTCTCTTGAAAGTTTCTCTGCTTCGTCGTGCAAGTAGTCTTTCATGCCACCTTCAGTGACTGCTTTTGGATTTGTCTTCTCAACGTTCTCCACTGCGTCTTTGACCAATTCAGGTCTTGATTCTGCTATTTCTTTTAATTTTGTTAACACGTCGATCATTTCCATAACTTATTTCCTTTTTGGGTCCGGGTGTGGGTTTGTTGATTTTGTTAGAGGACTAGTTTTTCCCTCTTCTTCCTTGCTCATTGCATTTTCTTTTTCTTTTGGAGCGTCTTTGTTAATTTCTCTGTCTTTTAGTAATTCTTTAAGTAGACCCATGTTTGCTTTTGTTGAATGGTAGTCTTCTGCGTTCACTTTAGGTGCGTCTTTGTATTCTATGTCGTGCAGTTTGTTTGCATATTCTGATTTCTTTGCGACCTGCATGTCGTTCTGATATTCCTCAGTAGGCTCATTTGGTTTCCTAACAACTATGTGTGTCGCTGGAATCCTTAATAAGTCTGAAAGGTATTCATGCATCACCCTTGGTGATTCTGGATAATTCGTTGTCACGTCAAAGATCGTCACCTGCTCGTTGCTTAAGGCAGGAAAATCAAGTGGTAGAGTCATGATGGGTGTTGTCTTACCTGCTGACATGCTGGCAAGATCAAATTTTTGCAGTGCTGTTTCCAAAGCATTTATATCAATATCTTTTTTTGCCCCTGCGATCTTTATTTTGTAGTCATATGACTTAGTCGATTCTGTTAGGTAGTCTTTAAACGTGCTCATATGCAATATTTAGTCTTTTTTAAGCAGTTTCTTCATTAATTCGTTACGATCAGATATGACGAATCCGTCACTTTCTTCCACCGGACCACCGTCTTTGTTGCCCTGATCTAACTTCTGCTTTTTAAGTTGTAATTCGATCATTTTGAGTTTCTTGTCGATCTTGCCGCTTTTGGCGTCTATGGCATTCCTTAGGAAATTTCCTGCAACTTCAAATATCCTTCCAGAATAACGTGAATCAACGTTCATGCCCAAATCCATTAGATTTTTGTAGCTCTCTTCCGCTTCTATGGCCAGTTTGTCTAACTCTAGGTCTGACAGTTCGCCCAACCCTTTTACCTGTGGCAGTGCGGCCGCAACCTTGTCAAATTCTGCATAACTTTTCTGCAGATTCTTCTGTGTCTGTGGATCTAAGTTCTTGGCGGATGCGTGTTGTCCGTTGGCCTCTTTGATCTTCTTGTCTTTTTCCTTCTTGTCTACCTCTTTGAATGCTTCTTTGACATTTGGTAAATTGAGAATGTCTTCTAATTTCTTTGTCATTGCTCTATTTACTTACGTTTGCCATTGTGGAACAACTGTTCTTCTGACACCACCCTGAACTTGATCCGCCTCTGTTTGGCGTAGGCGTTGGCGGCCTCCCATTTGGCCATGTTTATAACCACCTGTTTTTTCTTGGCCATGCTCTTGCCCGCGGCCTCCATTGAGGTTTGGCTCATGGGTTTGACCTCCACCATTTCGGCATGTTTCCTTCCTTCCTTGTCCTGGTATACGATGAAGAAGTCAGGCACGTACACAGTGTACTTTCCTGTGAATGGATGTCGGTACGGAATTTTGATTGATTCACTCGCCCACTGGTACACGTTAGGGTGTTCATCGCATAGCCTCATGAATGCGTGTTCCCAACTTGACCTGTAAGTTGGCGTTTTAGTGCCCACGTACTTCTCTTGGTTCTTGGGCATGAACTTGCCTCTTGCGAATCTAGGTAGCATTATGATATGATGTTTCTAGATACTGTGTCTTTTGTGGCCAGTGTTTTCCTCACACCCAACCTACTTGATTTGTATCTGTTGGCGTTCAAAATTATTGTGATAAGTTCAGAAAGTAGAGCAGGAGTGGCGTATGTCAACTGGTCTAAGATCTTTTGTGGTTTTACATCGTCTATCTTTGCTTGTGAAAGTATGGCGTATGCTGTTGACTCCGCCGCCGCCCGACTGAATCCTCTTTTTACAAAAAATGCTATAGTACTGTCATATTCACCAACGTTGAATTGGTAATCTGTTTGGTAGTTGGTTGTCGTAAGTTTATCTACTGTGGCCTGCAGACTGTCTTTTTGTTTTGGTGGTAGATTGGTGTAAAATTCGTCCATTAGATATTTGCCTTTTCAGTTACAACTTCAACATCGAAAGAATCCCTGTCTATTTTTATAAAGCCTTCGGTGACAAGTTTTCTCACATCAGTGATCGCCTTGTTTGAGTAAACTGTTTTAACGGAGTCTGAGGATGCCTCGTACTCAACAGCAGAAGCATTAGGAGTGAGACCTTTACGTGATCCTATGTCTTTGTAATAAATTCCAGATGCTATTTCTGTACGAACATCTGCATTATTAGTAACCAAATTGTATACTTCATCTGGTCCTAGGAAATTTGTGAAGTCGACTGTGTTGTTTGTTATCACTGTTGTGTTTGCCTGATTTTTGTTGTCAGCGGTTCCTCTTGGACTAGCAATTGCCGCCGCACTCGCCACGGCCACTGCTCCAACAGAAAATTGAGCAACTGGATTAGTTATTGTACCTGCCTGTTTACCAATATCTAGAATTCCTTCTTTTGCTATGCCTTTCAATTCTTCTTTGACTGCAGACTTCTTAATTTTTTTAGCATTGTTATAGGTATTAGACGCTGACAGTATAGCACCAAGGATGTTTCCTGACTGCACATTTCTTATAACAGAACCAACACCGTCCACTACTCCACCCGGACCAAAAATGCTGTTCGTACCACCACCAAGCACTGTCAAAGGACTAGGCGAGTTGTCGTAATTTATAGTTGCAAAACCAGGAACATTGTTTCTGTTTATTATTCCTGATTTGTAAATCACAGTCTCATAAAGTATCTGCATTGTGTTGTTCAGTACACCGGTACCATCTGCTTGGTCTAGGTTGTCGTGTGAGAAGGATCCAATCACTGGATTAACAAGTCTCATGGACGTGAATCTTTTTTTATGCAACACAAATATTTCAATACCCCTTAGGTAAGGCTTCTGTCTTGCTCGTGGAGTATCCATACCAAATTTTGTTATGGTTTTTTTATCAATGCCATCGTAATAATCGTCCTTGGTGTTGTTGATAGTCAAGTCGCTGTTAAGGTTGATGGAATCTGCTATATGATATTCATAATACTTTTTCCAAAATGCATTCACGGTGTCTGCGTGATCATCATGGAAAGTTATGTTAACTGGCTCGTATGCTATCCTCGTGGCATTATACATCTTCTTGTTGTACTGAGTCTTCTCTTCGTAACTCATATTGTACTTGGGAAGGTCGCACTGCTTGACCAACATGTTCAAATGATATCTTTCATTTGGCTTGAAGCCATCCACAAACAAAGTTTCGTCTGTGTCGAATACCACGTGGAACAGGAATTTCTGTTTCGGCATCAACTTGTAGTTGTCGTCTATGTACAATCTACTTGCGTGTTGGTAGTCCTTCATGCCAGGAAGTCCGTCCTGGAACCCTTTTAAGAAGTTGTTTATGCTTGGCATACTCGTATTTATGGCCACAAAAAAAGCGTCTATAAAGACGCTTTTGATGTTATAATTGCTAACTTAATTTTGTGTATTATTGTCCACCACCAGTACTTAGAGTACCTACAGTCCTAGCCACCGCTGTTCCGATTCCTGTTCCTGTTGGAGTCTGGATCGCGTTGTCGTATCTGATTGACATCGTGATAGTCGCTGGTTCTGAAGAATTGTATGCTAGTGAGTTGTAGTTTACGTCTTGAACGTACGCACCATACAATTCAAATGTTTCTAATACATTTGGTGTAGATGCTCCGTTACCACCGTCAAGCATTTCAATCCTGCCTGTGAATTTGTAGTCAATCCCTGATGCCGCCGAACTTTGTTCAAAGAAATCAAATTGTTTCTGGATCTGTTCACCAACCAGTTTAGTAACCGAGTTGTTCACGTCATCTCTTAGAGTGATTGTGATTGGTTCCCAGGTGTGTTTACCTGCTACGTATACTTTAGAGTTGTAAACGTCTAGTGTAACTGTGTCAAAAGTCAAGTTAGGTCTTGTAATGTCCATAACTTGTTTTGTTAGTTCTGATCTTGGTGTTGATACTCCAAAATTCTCCAGGATCGCTCTAAAACGATACTGTAATTTTGGCATCAACAAACCTTGTGATGCTGAACTCTGATCGTTTGCTAGTGGTACTGTGAATTTTGATAAAGTTGATATTGCCATCTGTTTCTCCTATTTATTCAAAATTAGTTCCCTAACTTTGCAATTTCTCCTGTGTTTTTAATTCTCAACGGTATGTAAATGAACTCAACTGATTTGATTGGCTCAATCGCTATGTCCACATACAATTCGTTTCTGTCGATCCTTGTTGCTGTGTTGTTAGTGTCATCACAAACTACTAGGAAGTCATATAACGCTCTCTGACCAACAAGTTCTAACAAGAATGATTCAACTGCTTGTTTGATTTCATTTCTCGTTAATTCATCATTTGGTTCAAAGATGAACGGTTTAGCAATGGCATCTAATTGTGATCTTAGGTACACTGCTAATCTTGAAACGTTGATTCTGTCTAACGCTGAACTTGCCGATGTTTTCGTCAAGTTACCGAAGTTCACGATCCCTGCACCTGAGAAGAAAGTTATTGGATTAACCTTGACCTCGTGCATTGAATCTCTCACTGACTCCGTAACAGATATTGTTTGGAATTCTCCAGACGCTGTGTCTATGTAACCAACAGACGTGGCGTTGTCAACGATACCTCTTCTTGTTCCCGATGGTGCGAACCATGGGAAAGCGATGTTGTCGTTGTTTGCCAGTGTCCTCAACATCATGTGTGATGATGGAACAACGATTGATTTACCTGTGTTGTCAGTTGTTAGACCAGATGGATAAAACACACCCAAGTAGTCACTTGAGCTCACTAGGCCATCTTCACCGTTGTCAAGTGCTGACGCCGTGTTGTTTGCCCAGTTCTGTATAGCAGTTGACGTACCTTCTAGTCTTAATGGTGTGTCACCTACTACAAACGCTGTGTTGTTTCTGTCTGTGTTTAGGTTAATCATGTTTGCTATTGCTTCTGGATAGCCAGGTGTTGCGATAACATTGAATCCTCTTTGGTCTTCTCTGATCGCTTGGTTTGTGTCTATCTCAGATTTGATTTGCTCAACAATTACTTTTCTCTGTGCTTTTCTACCGAAAGATCCAGAACCGTCTGCGTTGTTGCTTGATTTAGTTACCCATCTGTCTGGGAAATAAGTCGTTACTGACTCATTACTTGCTCTGATGTTACCTAAACCAGTTGCACCGCTTCCTGGATATTTTGTAGTTGTGATGTAACTGTTTTTGTATTCCTTAACATTGTAACCAGATCTTCTTGTGTTCCATAACAAGATACCTTGTGGGTAGTTGTCTGGGTTTGGAGCATCTGGATCTAGGAAACCATCGCTCAATAAGTCTTTGATCGAACTTGGTGTTCCTGCACCGCCAGTGCTTAGGCTGTCTGCCTTATCCGCTGTCGTGTGCCATCTAGCATCTGCGAAAACAATACCATCCTCTGTGGTCTGGTCTGCCTTGTCAACTAGTTCCCAGGCCGCACCCGAAGTGGTCACTGCCACTTGGTTCGCTGTGTTAGTTGAACTTAATGTTGCTGATGTGTTGTATTTGTAAAGTTTTGGATAGTTCTCTAAGTCACTTGTGTCAATCCATAAGTCGTTAGTCACAAGTGCTGTACCGTCTGACTGTGTAGTTGGTGCAGTTGCACTAAACTGTGGACCATTTGGATCAGTTGTTGCGTAATTTGATACATAACCTACCCAAGTTGTTCCATTGTGGACCATGATGTCTGCTTCATCTGTAGAAGTGTCATACCATAATGTACCATCTGCTGGTTCTTGTGTTGGAGAACTTGTAGATGCAGTGTAACTTAATCTCTTCCAGTTACTCGCTACTATACCTGTGTTAGCACTTGAGTCGATACTATCGCCTGTTGGAATGTCATACAAGTTGTCGATCAATGTTGAACTGTTCGCCGTGTATGTTCCATAACTGTGTGCAGTTGATTGGCTGAATCCAGCATCTGCTAGTGGTGTTCCTAATGTGTCAAACATTCTGAACTCACCACCCAGTTTGTGTGACATCTGTATAGCACCTGTACTCAATTTAGTTGCTGTAACGTTTGTCAAGCCTGCCGCACTCACCGCCGCCACAAATGCATCTGCGTCCGTACCGCCTAGTGTTACAGTTTTAGCCGCCGCTAACGTGTTACTGTTTTTTACTGATTCTTGGATAGTGAAAGTCTCTGTGCTTGTGAAAGTTGGAGATGTTTCATTACTTGTGATTGATGTAGCACCACCTTCGTATCTGAAGAACTGGAAGTCACCAACGTTTGGCGTTGCGTCATTGGCATCAGCCGCCGTCATTGATTCCTCTGTGATGTTGTACTGTACATATAAGTCACCTACACTTAAACCTGTTCCACCGTTTGCTGGATCTAGGTTGTAGATCGCTGAGTGGTGGTTAGCGTAAAGTGGACTTGATACTGTTGAGAAACTAGCACTTGAAGTGCTGTAAAGTTTAGCAACTAGATTAGCACCTGAGTTGGCACTTGTAGTCTTGAACCAAACTGAACCGTTGGGTCTGTTCTCGTCTGCTGTTTTCCAAGTAGGTCTGTTAGTGTGTTTGTCCTGTAATAATTTTACACCGTTGTAAGTTCCAGCAGTGATTCCTAATTGAGCCAATACACCATTTCCTTCTTCAATTCTTATAGTGTTAGCACCCGCTGTTGAGTCACCAAGTGCCTTACCGTTGTGGAAGATTTCTAGGTTACCTGTCGTGCTATTGATTGCTGAAGTAACGTTAGTTACATTAGAGCCAATTGCTGTGTTAACATCTGACAATGCTGTACCGCCCGGAGTGATTGTAACACCGTTCATTACGAAAGTGTTACCACTTGTTACTGTTGTTCCTGAAGCAACTGTGAATATTGGCAAAGATGTGTGCCACGTTTCTGAACCAACCTGTACCCAAGTGTTACTTGCTGTCTTCTTGTAGATCTTGTTGGTAACGTGTGTTGTGTTGATTGCGTAATCGCCTATTGATCCAACTGAAGTTTTAGGTGCACCAGTGCTCACCCCACCAACTAGATCGCTAGTTGATGTTATCTTGATTGGAGTTTTCGCTGTGAATTTTTGATCTGTTTTTGACCACTCAAATAAACCATAACTGCTTGATGCAAGGTCAAACCAGTATGTTCCGTTTGTTGGTGCCGCCGTCGGTGCTGAAGCACTTCCAACAAGTTCCGCTGTGTCCACGTTCGCTCTTAGGACGTATGCTCTGTTGGCAACTCCTAGGAAACTGTAGGCCGCTTGTAAGCCATATTCATTCAACTCATAACCGTTCAATGAATTTCCTGAAGCGTCCGTGTAGAATTTTGGATCTCCAAAAGTCTCTGTTAATTCTCTCTGTGACGAGATCAAGTAAGCAGTGTTGGCGTTAGCAGTTGTTGTACCTGTCGCCGTGCCGTCTCCTGCACCGTTGTTCTTGTCCTGTGATGATGCTACTATGAATAGTGGTGTTGTACCCGCATCTGATGGTACGTAGAAACTTTCATTTATTACTGAAACTTCTACTCCTGGTGATGTTAATGCCATTTTTCGTATTCTCCTTGCAAGTTACGTATATACTAGAGTTATTTATTCAATCGTATGGTTTTTACGACAGAATTTACCATTTTGACGGTGCCTATATAGGGAACGTAAATACCCATATGCTGTACACAGACAGACCTTTATGTAAGACCTGTAAGGACAAACCCAGGGCATATGCCTACAAGCGAAACAACAAGATATACTGGAGGAGCCAGTGCGACACCTGTATCAGGAAATCTGCTGGCAAGAAAATTGGTGGGGTAACTGCCCTACAGAGATCAGGCTACAAGAAGCGTAAGAAATGTGAACTGTGTGGATTCAAGGCTCAGGATAAAGCACAACTGGATGTGCTGTTCGTTGACGGTGATCTGAGGAATACTACGGCTACAAACTTAAAAACTGTTTGTGCCAATTGCCAGAGGCTGGGTAGCACCCGTAGGCTTGGATGGCGTGTTGGCGATCTTGTCGCTGACGATTAAAGCGTCTATCTTAGAATATAGTTCTTCTTTCGTTCCGTTGTTTTCTATGGTGAAATCAAACTCTTCTTTGGCCCATGCATACTCCGAACTGTGTACTCCCTTTGGTTCAATATTGCCCTCAACATAGTCGACGAACCAATCAGGATCCTGTCCTCTTTTTACTAGTATTATCTTACCGCCGTGTTGTCTGATCTGTTTGACTTCATTCGGGAATCTGGTGTCTGCTATCACGGTGTTTTGACCTTTGTATCTGCCGATACAACTGTCCACCCAAATTCCGTCGTACATCTGACCACGCATTACTTCCGTTCCGAAGTACTGTAAAACCCATCTTGGTGTGGTTGGTTTGCCAAACTTTTCACTCCAGAAAGCATCTGGTTGCTCTCTCCAGTGTCTGCTGGATTCCGTGTCTCCTTCCAGCATCGCCCTGTCCCAATTGAACATTGATGCTACGGCATCTTTAAGACTTTTTGCAAAACTGTCTTTTTTGTATCCGTGTTGTTCTACCAGTCTATCAGACACAGTGCCTTTTCCAGAACTTATTAAACCTACTACACCTATCAGCATAAGGTTTATTATACTATTTTTTTAGACGTTTTTCAATCTCTTTTATTGCTTTTCTCACAGATCTCAATATTGATGCTCTCAGGGTCTTCTTGCGTTCTTTCAAAGCCTTTATGCTCATTGTTTCCAATTCATCTACCAACTTTTCCAGTTCGTCGAGTGAGAGGTCAGAGTACTTTTTGTAATTGGATTTTTTCATTGCGGAGTATTTAAATGGATTTTTTGGTCAATTAACCAATAACAAAACTGTGTGGCGTGCCACCTTCTGAATAGTTTCCTATTTCAGTTTCTAATCTTTCCATCTCGGCCTGGCCTTCTTGCTTCAATGCATCACCGTTCAGTGTTGTGCCACCCTGTGGACCTGCAATGGTGTTGAATTTGCCTCTCGCTTCACCTAACATTATTTTAGATACGGCAAGAGTGTAATCTCTGATCCATGGTTTTGAGTAGATGTCCTTGAACAGTGTGATGTCAGGTCTGTAGTTGTCTGTGTGCATCAGTACAGTCTCATCGTCTGCCCTTGGTCTTTGAGTGATAGTCAATTTTTTAGTCGCCACGTCAAAATGAAACTGTATGAAACTACCAAACATCTTGCCAACAAGTTCTTGGTACGATGCGAAAGCGTAGTATGTGGCTAATCCGCCTGTTGCTCCTGCTCTAAGAAGATATGTGTTCGTATATGCCAGGTTGAATGGTTCGAATAATGTTCCTCCTTCACCACCTTCTGTCCTTGACCCCACAGTCCTCCTGTTAAGATTCCTCACATTGATGATCTCATCTGGCAGTATGTAGGTGTTCTGATTTTTTTTAAGTTCTAGGAAAGCATATGATTCTTCAACAGCGTTTGAAGATCGCTGTCTGAATTTATTAACTGCTCTTTCTAGTGCCGTTTGATAGTGTTTTGGGTCTAATTCAACGTCAATCATCCCGTCACCGAGATTGTTCTTGACGTAATCAAAAATTTCCTGTTGTCCTGTTTGTAGTTCTGACATACTCATATTTATAGTCATTGCCTGTGCAATAAATATGTATGATATGCCAAGATTATCCATTTTTAAGCCTGAAAAGGGCAACGACTACAAGTTCTTCGATCGTAACATCAGAGAGATGTTCACTGTGGGCGGCACCGACCTGCACTTCCACAAATATCTTGGTCCATACAATCAGGGAGAAAATCAAAAGGACGGCGAGGCCAGTCCAACGTCTCCGAACTACTCAGGCGACAGCCTAAACGAAAGGACCATACAGGATTTACTTTTCCTTGAAAACAGAGACAGGAGATATGCGGACGATGTGTATGTGGTCAGGGGCATATACAATGTGCAGGATGCCGATTTCAATCTATCACAGTTTGGAATGTTCCTACAGAACGATACACTATTTTTGACAGTGCATTTGAACGATATCGTGGAGAGGATTGGTAGGAAACCAATGAGCGGTGATGTGATAGAGTTCCCACACATGAAAGAAGACTACAGTCTAGACGAATCAGTACCTATAGCATTGAAAAGATACTACGTGGTAGAAGACGTTAATAGAGCGGCAGAAGGTTTTTCGCAAACTTGGTGGCCACATCTACTTAGATTGAAAATGAAGACTCTAGTTGATTCACAGGAGTTCAGAGATATTATTGGCGACGCAACGACAACAGGGTCGGTTGCCAATTACATGAGCACTTACAACAGAGAGAAAACTGTCAATGATCAAGTGGTCCTACAGGCAGAACAAGACGCACCTAAGGCAGGCTTCAACTATAAGCAATATTATGTTGCACCAATCGATGAAAGAGGTAACATAAGAACAAACAACGTGAACACAGAACAAAACAGGGCCAGCAGTGATCAGACTGTGAATGCTGTCATAGATTCTCCAGCCGCTTCACACTATGGATTTTACCTTGACGGAGACGGAGTCGCACCAAACGGACATCCAGCAGGCTTTGGTATTTCTTTTCCAACATCAGGTGTTGACAAGGGAGATTATTTCTTAAGGACAGATTACTTGCCTAATAGGTTATTCCGTTATGACGGAAACAGATGGGTCAAGATAGAAGATTCTGTGAGGATAAACATGACCAATAATGATTCTAGAGCAAATTATAAAACAGGTTTTGTCAATAACACCAACGAAGACACAATAAATGGATTAACTACAAAACAAAGGCAATCACTTACAGATGCTTTGAAACCAAAGGCTGACAATTAATGCTACATTTTTACGAAGGACAGGTTAGGAAATTCCTCACTCAATTTATTAGAATATTGAGTAACTTCTCTGTGGAAACAGGTAAGGGCAGTGATGGCTCGATAAACCTAAGGGCGGTGCCTGTTGTGTACGGAGATCCAACTAGGCAGGTAGCAAACATCATAAGGAACAACAGTGAGAACGCATTGAACTATGCTCCCAAGATCGCTTGTTACGTGAGAGAATTGAACTATGACAGGGAAAGAATGCAGAACCCTTATCACATTGAAAAACAACATCTCAAAGAAAGAGATGTGGGTTCTGACGGAAACTACACAAATCAATTGGGTGCTGGTTACACAGTTGAAAAAGTGATGCCCTCACCTTTTAGATTAGAAGTCACGGCAGATATTTTCTCTTCAAACACAGATCAAAAATTACAAATACTTGAGCAGATTTTGTATTTGTTCAATCCAGATTTTGAAATACAGAAATCGAGCAACTATATCGATTGGACATCATTGAGTTATGTAGAATTAAGAGACATTAGTTTTAGTTCTAGAACTATTCCAGTAGGTGCAGAAAGTGAAATTGACGTGGCAACAATGACATTTAGTATGCCAATATGGCTATCACCGCCTGTCAAGGTCAAGAAATTAGGTGTTGTACAAAAAATTATAATGAGCATCTACGACGACGACGGCGGAATCACGAAAGGTTTGATAGACGGAGATCTTTTATCACGAAGTTACATCACACCAAACAATTTTGGTTTGTTAGTAACAGGCAATCAATTGAGATTATTAGGTACAACAGGGGTCAATGTGAAATCAGGCGGGGACGGTTATTACACTGGAGCAAATGATCCTAGTTTGGCAGATCCTTTTGAGGCATTCGGACCTGCCGTGAACTGGAAAGTCCTGTTAGATCAGTACGGCAAAGTCACTAACGGAACATCACAGATAAGGCTGAAACAACCCAACGGCAACGAAGTAGTGGGAACAATCGCAACAACTTCTTTAGATGACACGATATTACTTTACACTGTCGATAATGACACAATACCTAGTAATACTTTGACAGCAGTGAAGAAAATTATAAATCCAGCAACTTTTGATCCAGGTACGCCCTCAAACGGTGACAGATATTTGGTAATAAATGATGTGGGAGATAGCACAGCAAGTTTCCAAAGTCAGACTTGGGGTGCTTTGGTGGCCAGTGTGGGAGACATAATTGAATACAACAGTTCAACGAGTAAATGGAACGTGGCATTTGATGCCTCCGATCCAGACTCCACGCAACACTATGTTACCAATCTGAACACAGGAATACAGTACAGGTTCAATGGCACGGAGTGGGTGAAATCATACGAAGGTGTGTACACACAAGGCAACTGGACCATTGTGTTAGACGGTGGTTCTTCCAGTTATGATCCTAGCATAGATGCCACAACCCCTTGATAATTTTCTACTAAATTGTTATAATAAGGTATGAAAGAAAACATAGTTTGCTCTGGATCACTGTTCTATTCCACTAGTACGAAGAGATTTTTATTCCTGCAACGAACCGACAAGAAAACACAAGGGTTATGGGGATTGGTCGGTGGTAAGAGCAAATTCACTGAAAGTGCGTTCGAGGGATTGAAACGTGAGATAGAGGAAGAAGTGGGAGACACGCCTAAATTTAAAAAAACTATACCACTAGAGATGTTCACGTCAAACGATCAGAAGTTCTTCTTCCACACTTATTTGATTGCCATAGAATCAGAATTTATACCCAAGTTGAATGCGGAACATTCAGGTTACTGTTGGACCGCGTTCGAGTGCTGGCCTAAGAACCTACACATGGGTCTCAAAAACACCCTTAACAATAAAAGCATAAAAGGTAAGTTGCAGACTATATTGGATCTAATTGTCTAATCTTTTTTGATGTAAGTTTTACCTGTGAGTTTCTCTATGTCACGGATCATTTCTTCCATGTTGATCCTCACGGTCTTTCCAGTTTTGGTGTTCCTTGAATAGTATTCCCACTCACCCGCCTCGTTGTGCGGAGATATCTTGGTCACGTTGCCCGCCTCATCTTTTACGAACACTTCAGCACTAGATGCCTCGTCCTTGGCGTATATGTGTGCATAGTTGGTAATTGTGGCAGGATCACTGTTCACAGCCAATGCCACGGGGGTGTTCATTTTTATTCGACCACCCGCATTTCCATCAATTATAAACTGTCCATTGTTGCCTGCGGGATCGGCGGTCGTACCATCTGTGGAAACTGCAACAGCAAACTGTGTCTTGTTGGCATCGTTGGTGTTATCAAAAGCAAACGAACCGCCAACAATGAGTGCTGAACCATTCCAGTATTCGTGGTTACTCCTGAACAGGTAGTCACCTGCCTGCACAGCACTTGGCGATCCTTCCGTGCCCCTGTATCTCCTTGTCCTCACGTCCGGGGCGTCAGCCGAGTCGTTGTACTGCTCCATCCTGATCTGTGTGGTCTGGGCACCAGTGCCCGTCATGTGCAGTGTGACCTCTGGAGAGGTCTGGTTTATGCCCAAGTAGTTGGATACAGGATCAACGGTAAGTGTAGTGGTCTCGCCTATGGTACCATCGCCTGCGTTGATAAGGAATGCGTTGTCTGTGGATAATCCAGTCACTTTCAAGTTGTCATTAACTGTCACTGCACTGGAGTCACTGGATGATATGCTGTTAAGGATTACCTCTTGCGAGAATGTCTTCTGACCCGTGATGGTCTGTTCCGTTGACACCAACACCGTGTCTGCCGTTGATGCACCTGCTGATCCCCTCAGCATGTGTACCCTGTATCCGTTAACGGTTGTACTTGAACCTGATGTTGATGCCGCTTTGACTGTGACCGTGCTTCCTAACAGGCTGGCTGTGAAGTCCAACTGATCTGTACCTTTCGTGCTTACAACTGGTCCAGTACCAATGTATGCTTCGTCATTGGCAACCACCATGACCTCTGATATGCTGGCCGCACCTTCTGAGGAGTTGTATCCGGTGAACACGTAAAATGCACCTGTGTACGTTGATGTGTTGAATGAATCTACTGTTGTTGCGGCGGAACTCACGGTAGTCGCTTCTACAATATTGATATTATCCCCAGTTGATGCTCCTTCGTCATCTGCGAGTAAAATCCTGTATACAGTCACACGGCAATTGGGTGCCTGGGCTGATGCTTTCAATACAACTTCTGTGCTGTCCACCTCCGCGGTCAGTGTGATAAGGTCGTTGTTTCCAGTGTTGACGTTTCCGTATTGTGTGATGAATGCTGTGGAACCGTCGTGCACCACCAGTGCCTCTGTGTTTGACACTTCTCCCGTGGTTGTGTTATTGACCGAGATGTAGTATTTGGCACCCCTGTAACTGGCCAATGCGAATCCGTCTATCTTCTCTGCGGCACTGTCCACATCTGTGTTTATCGTGGTCGTGACATTTCCCGTGGTGCCGGCCGTGGTGTTGTCACCTACTGCTATTCTATAAATTGACACAGAGTTAACAACACTGCCTCCTGTCCCTAACAGTCTTGCATTACCACCTGCAACATCCGCCTGCACAGTCAGGTATGAATTTGAGCTGTCAGATTCCACTATGTGTGAGTGTGCCACGAAAGCATCTGAATCATTGTGCACCAGACTGTACTTGGCAGTGGCAACTTCATTGTTGATTTCATCTCTGGTTATGGCCAGGTACCAGGCACTGTCAAAACTGCTGGTCACGAATTGGTTTATAACACCTTGTGTGGTGCTGAGTGCTGAGGCTTCTGTGTTGGACGTGTCGTCGGTGTTTTCAGATGTTGTCGTGGTTGCACCCAGTTGTGCCCATCCACCCGCGGTGGTGTAGCCCTCTATGGTGTCAGTGCTACTGTTGTATCTTATCTCACCAACCGCTCCGCTCGGTCTCTGTGCGGTTGTACCGTTGGGTAATCTTATGGCGTTGGTGACTGCTGATGCATCCAAAACGGTTGTGGCATTCATTGTGATTATCGTACCACCGTCTGCGGCAACAGTGATCGCACCTGTTCCCGAATCTGTTACGGTCACGTTTGAGTTGCCTTGTGATATCGATGATGTTGACACGGCACCCACTTCCGCGTCCACGTAGGCCTTGATGGATTGTTGTGAAGCAACTGATGTTGCACTGTCACTAGATAGGTCATCCTCGTCTTTGAAGAATCCTGATAGGAAGTTTCCACTGTCTATGTTCGTAATGTTGTTACCAGTTCCGTTGGCATCGATGGTCTTGTTCGTTAATGTATCTGTGCTGGAAGCCGTGATGTAGGATGTTAGGTCTGGTCCTGTCACGGTCAGGGTGTCGCCACTCACGGCCGTGGTGATGTTCTGTGTGCCCGCTATCTTGAATGTCTCACCGGTGCCCAGTGTGGCACCTGTTGAGTCGTCTCCCACCAACTGTATGTTGGTGTCAACGTTGATGCCTGTAAGTTGGGATCCATCCCCAGCGAATGCCGTGGCTGTTACTGTTCCGTTTACCTGTAATGCTGTTGATGGTTCAGAAGTACCAATACCCACACGACTGTTTGTGACATCGAGATACAGTAGGTTTGTTTCAAATGCCAGGTCAGTACCATTCCTAGTCAGATTCGACTTCAGTACCGACCCTGATATACGACCTATGGCCATACCGGGGTACTCCTTATAATAATGTTAGTAGAACATATGTCCTACACAGTCTCTCTATCATTGCCGACTGACAGCAGTATACGTATTTATACGCCTAAAAAAAAAGGGCGACCCTAGAGCCGCCCTTTGATTCTACTAAAAAGTAGTGATATTTATTAGTTGTTGGTCCTCACAGCACAGTTTACCAGTTTGATTCCTGCTTCTGTGTTAGATTCCAGTGCCCTACCAATGACGTTGAAAGGAGAGATTGACTCGCCCTGCGCCACTGCTCTAGCACAACCTTTGATTGATGAAGTAACAAGTCTTTGACCTTTGTTGACTACACCTGTAACCCTAACCGGTGTTCTACCCGTCATTGCCACGAATGGGTGTGTGTCATTGTCACCTGCACCTGCGTTCATCATGTATGCTGGTTTGTCCGAGATAACACCAAAAACGTCCTGAGACATTTCTGAAGTTGCTTCCGTGATCTCTGCTGTACCGCCTACTTCTACAACTGAACCAATTTCCATAGGAGCGTCTGCTTCGAAACGCTCCGCCACGTCCGCGTACTGTGCCGCTGATGCAGTGGTTGATAAAACGTTGGTTGATGGATTGTAACTCAGACCAGTGTCCGTCTCAATGCCCTGTGTGCCAGTTGCTCCGTCAACGAATGTCAAGTAAACAGTCTCGTTGGCAGTGTTGTTGGCAGACACCGTCACGTTCGTTGCTTCTGTTGCCGTGTCAGCATTACCTGTTACTGCACCAGTCAAATCTCCAGCAAAGCCTGTTGCTGTAAGCACACCTGAACTACTGTTGAAAGTTAGGTTGGTTCCTGACTTAGGACCCAAATCTCCAGTGGCCGCTGTTGTGAAAAGTACATTACAACTGGTATCACTGCTTTCATCTGCTACTGTAACTGCCGTTGCCACATCAGCAGTACCTGTGACGTCTCCAGTCACGTTACCTTCAATGTTCGCAACTAACGTACCTGTGGTGATAGTCAAGTTACCTGTTGATGCACCAGTACCAGTTGTTGTACCAACTATGAACTTGTCCTCTGATTCGTCCCAACCCATAAAACCGTTGTTACCTGTTGAACCACGCTCAAGGATTAACCCTAAGTCGTTCGCGTTAGAACCTGTGTTACCTGATCCCAACTCGATCAACGCATCTTCTATGGTTGTGTTCGTTGAACTGTTGGTCACTGTCGTGCCGTTGGTTGTCAAGTTACCTGAGATCACAACGTTACCTGAGAAGGTTGCCGTTGTATCATTGATCACAAGTTCCGTGTTACCATCTGCTGTTACTGTGAACGCACCATCTGAACCCGTGTCTGACACTACTGCTGTGGTGTTGCCCGCAGTCAGTGTGGTTGATGACAGACTTGATAGTCCGTTGTCAATGTAGGCCTTGATCGACTGCTGTGAAGCAACAGAAGTGGCACTGTTTGATGACAGGTCATCCTCGTCTTTGAAGAATCCTGATAGGAAGTTACCCGAGTCGATGTTTGAAAGTGAGTTACCTGTTCCGTTGGCATCAAAAGTCTTGTTAGTGAACGTCTGAGTTCCAGCCAGTGTTGCCACCGTGCTGTCGATCGCCACAGTCAGTGTGTTACCTGATCCTGTTGTGTCAATACCCGTACCACCTGCTATATCAAGTGTTTCTGAATCAAGGTCGATGCTCAATGCACCACCTGAATCACCCTGGAAGTCAAGGTCTGACGCTGTTACTTGTGCGTCAACGTATGCCTTGATCGACTGCTGTGTGGCCAGTGCTGTGTCTGAGTCACCTGATAGATCATCTTGGTCAAGGATGCTGTTGACCCTTGCACCTGATCCACCCAACTGCATACCAGAATCAGTAACTGTTACTTCTGTGTTACTGTTTGCTGTGATAGTCAGTGTACCTGACGCTCCTGTGCCTGACACAGTGGCATTCGTCGCGTTACTGTCCGTTGTGATACTTGTTGTTGAGATCGCATTGATTGAATCGTCAACGTATTTCTTGTTGGCCGTGTCCCCGTCAGCACTTGGTGCCGCAGTTGACAGACCTGTTATCGTTCCCGCACTTGCTGATATCGTGATATCACCAACTGAAAGACCGTTCTTTACTCTAAAGTTTCTTGTTGTCATGGTTCCATTTCTCCCGCATGATTTTTGTTAATGTATGGATATTTATGCGGTTTTTGGAAATTTTAACAGTTACACTTTAAGAACGCATTCCACCAGTTTGACGCTAGAATCACCGTTTGATTCCAGTGCTACCCCAACCATAATTGATCCAGTGTTTGATGCTGTGGCATGACCGTTGTCGTCCACGTACACCGCCTGTCCTTTGGTCACCGCACCTGTTACTTTCACTGGCACACGTCCTTTTAGTGCGACAGCCTGTCCCTCGCTGTTGGAATTCATGAGGTACGCCGGAGCAGTAGAGATAACACCCACCGGTATAGAATCCTGCATGGCAGGTTCCACTTCAGGTAAAATATCCATATCTCCATTCCCTGGTCCTATCGTAACCCTGACCACAGTGCCCGGCTCCAGATCTCCGGTGGACGTGGTGTATTTCTCAGCCAAGTCAGCGTACTGTGCCTGTGAGGCAGTGGTCGTCAACACATTGGTACTTGGGTTGTAACTCAAACCAGTGTCCGTCTCGATGCCCTGCGTTCCAGTTGCTCCGTCAACGAATGTCAAGTAAACAGTCTCGTTGGCAGTGTTGTTGGCAGTCACAGTCACGTTTGTTGCCTCAGTGGCAGTGTCCGCATTACCTGTTACTGCACCAGTCACATTACCTTCTATGTTAGCAACTAGTGTTCCCGTTGATACTGAGATACCACCCGACTTGTCAGCCGCTGTTGCAGTTGTCGTACCCATTGCGAATTTGTCTGCTGACTCATCCCAAATAATTGCCGCGTTGTTACCTGTTGAACCTCTTTCGATAATAAGACCAGCGTCATTCGATGATGCTGATATACCTGTGTTAAGTTCAATTAAGTTATCATTGATTGTTGTGTTAGTCGTAGCAACTGTTGTGGTCGTACCGTTGACCGTGAAGTCTCCTGTCACGATAACGTTACCACTGAAAGTTGCTGACGTGTCGTTGATCACTAATTCCGTGTTGCCTTCTGCCGTCACAGTGAACGCACCGTCTGAACCTGTGTCAGACACCACCGCTGTGGTGTTGCCCGCTGTCAGTGTGGTTGATGACAGACTTGATAGTCCGTTGTCAATGTAGGCCTTGATAGACTGCTGTGAAGCAACTGCTGTGGCACTGTCTGATGACAGGTCGTCCTCGTCCTTGAATGCCGCACTGGCGAAGTCCGCAGTCTCTATGTTCGAGATCGAGTTGCCTGTGCCGTTGGCATCAAATGTTTTATTTGTAAAAGTTAAAGTGTCGCCGGCTATGTTGGCATCCTGTGCGTCAACGTAGTCGATGATGGCACCAGCAGTCACCAAAGCGGTGTCTGAATCATTAGATGCCAGTGTCTCTGATACGTTGATGATGGCACTACCAGCAAAATCTGCCACTTCTAAATTTGTAATACTGTTTCCTGTGCCATTCGCATCTATTGTTTTGTTTGTGAAAGTGAGTGTGTCCGAGGCTATTAGGGCATCCTGATCGTCCACATATTTTTTGTTAGACACATCACCATCAGCACTTGGTGCCGCTGTTGCTAGTCCCGTGATTGTGTTATTGACTGCGGATATTACAATATCGCCGCATTCAAGTCCGTGATTTACGAAAAAATTTCTTGTTGTCATTGTTGTTCCTCATAATTTGAAACGTTGATGTATCGCTAGGCCGTAAAAAAACGCCCCAACAGTGATATTTACCATTGGGGCGTTTTGAATTATCGTTAAGGTCTAGTTTTGCCTACGTGTTTACTGTGCTAACGAGTACTGAACCTTGACAGCCTGTGTGCCCGAGTTCAATGCAGTCGCCTGCACGTTGACAGTGTTTGATCCATCGTGTTCGAACGATATGTCAACTATGTCACCTGCCGCCGTGTTTGTCACAGCGTAAGTTGTACCGTAAGCAGTTGAACCATCATGTAGTACAGTGGCCTTCATCGCAGAGTACTGCGTGTTACCTGAGTCTTGTACTGTGATGAACAGTTCCGCAGATCTGTAAGTCGCCGCGTTAAAGCTCATGATCGTCACCGCACTTGAACCTGACACAGATATCGCTGATGTCTCTGATCTAGCAACACCACCTGTCACCAACGCACTGTTGTCAGCACCAGTGATAGCAAATATCCTCGCACCCGAGTGAGGGGCAGAAGTAAATGTTATGTTGGTTCCTGAAACACTGTAGTTCTCAGTTGGTTCTTGGTACACGTTGTCTATGTAAACGAAAACGTTGTTCGCTGATTCTGGAGCAGAGCTGAAGAAACCAGTGAACGTAGTTGTTGATCCGTCACCTGTGGTTGATTCCTTGGTGAAAGTTGGAGCGTCGCCCGCCGTCGCAAAGTCAACGTAAGTGGATCCATCCTGACAACCTTCGTATTTTCCAGTTGTTGTGTTGAATCTGATCAATCCTGGAGCACCAGTTGGTCTCTCACTCGTCGTACCGTTTGGTAGTCTCAACGCATCTGTTGAACCACCCACGTCTAAGTCATACGCTGGTGAACTTGTTCTTACACCAACATGGTCCTCTGAACCATCTATGAATAAAGCGTGTGTGTCACCGTTGGATTCAAATCTAGCATCTACCGAAGCAGAACCTTCATTGAACGTGAAGTTACCACCGTTTACGTCAACAGCACCAGTCATTGACACTGCTGTTGATATCGCCACAGCACCTGTTGAGTCTGTGAGTACGATAGCCGCTGTGCCGTCATTTGCTCTTATGTTGGTAGCATTTACTGACGTCGCTGTAGCAGTTGTGAATGTACCCGCCGCCGCACTGTTGGCACCGATAGTTGTACCGTCAATTGCGCCACCGTTTATGTCTGCCGTGTCAGTGGTGAAAGTCACACCACTTGCCACTGTAAACGCTTGGCTGGCTGTTATCAACTCTGAACTGTTTGTGGTGTCAAACTTCAAGTATGAGTTTGAACCTTCCTTGATGTCCAAAGCCGCCGCTGTGTTGTCAGTTAGTGTGATACCTATCGTTGTGCCGTCTGCACTGATTGTGTCAAGTGCTACGTCGCCGGCGTTCGTGATGTTACCGTCACTTACTGATAATGAACTCACAGTAGCCGCCGCGGCTGATGCCGCACCGATCGTCACACCGTCCAGTGATCCACCGTTGATGTCTGCTGTGGTCAACACCGAACTAGCGAT